TCTCTTGCCACACCGGGGCCGGCTCAGCCAGATCAGGCGGACTGGCTACCTGAAGGTCGATGTACAAGAAACAATCCGCGCCTGTTACTGGTCCGGCGCCGTATGATTCGCAAGCTGGCATATCTTTTCTCCGCGAGAGGGAACAATCCCCCGTGAGTGTTCGTCTTGACTATTCGTCGTCAGGGATGTCGTCGACTGTCACCCGTACGTCGGGTGTGCCGTCGTTGTCAGTGTCCACGTCGACCGTGGCGATTGGCGCAGGTGACGGGATCGGGATTGGTGTAGCACCAAGCCACTGCAGCGCTGCCTGCAAGCTCTCGATCTGCTCGGAAACCGGCACGCCGTTGTATCCCTTGCGAACCAGGATTCCGTTTCCGTAGGCCCGGTTCGCTTCAATGACAAATGGCATAGTTCACCTCCCTGGTGGGTCGCAACCTTGTGTCGTTGCAAACAGGTAGTTGGCCGTAAAGTAATGCTCGAACGTACTCGCCTCTCGCATGCCCTCGTACGCCACCACGCTGCCCGTCTCGTCGCGGAGTACATCGTTTGACTGCCACGACACACTCGACGGGTCGCTGATCATGCATGTCGATGTCACATACTTGAGTTGCTCGATCAGCTTGGCGTATGTGTCAGCAGCAGAGACATCGCCCGGCGAGGACAGGACCGCCTGGAATGCGATCTGGATGGGCTGCTGCGACCGATACACCTTCCCCCTACCGAGTTGATCCTGGTCGGCACCCAGGCCAATCACATAGCACACTGGCTGCTCTGCGACATCCTCGATCTGCTGGGCCGGGTAGTACGTCTCGATCACCTGGAAGTCGTTGAAGATGAATCCACCAGACTCACGGTGGGCCTCGATAGCCTCGGCCACGACGCGCCGAACGTATTGCAGCCACGACTCGGTGCCCGGTGTCGGAACAAACTCGACTTGCGTGACCCAGACACCACTAGTGACGCGATCGTCCGGGACTGTGATCGTGGCGTGGGGGATGGTCATGCTCTGGGCTTCGTACCCAGCGGGACACGTAATCACCACGTCATCGCCGACTTGCGTGATCGTCGTCGCGACCAGCGGGTTAAGGCTGAAGTAATAGACCAGGCGTCCGTTGTTGTCGTTGCATGAGCGGACGTAGGCGTTCTCCCACGGGCCGCCATCGCCGGGGTTCTCGAGCACCACAGGGATGCGATTGCCGGTCGGGAAAACCTTCTCCCACTCTTTGAGAAGATCATCCATCGCCTTGTCGTCGGTCGACCCAGCGTTGTAATAGTTGACCGCGTCAACGTCCGAGGCCATCCACGCGTGAGTCGCCGAGTCATAGACCCACGGCGTATTGGCCACGATGAGCATGTATTCGGGGTCTTGGAACCCATAAAGCAGCGACCAGGGAAGAACAGCGCTGAGACGGCAGCCAGCCTGGTGGAACTGAACAGCGCTCTCGATCATTCCATAACCCTGGGCATCGGCATTAGCGTTGCCTCTGTAGGGATGCTCGACCCACATTGGTGGGGACTGCTTGTAATCCGCCAGCACGTTCTTGCCGCTTGATATCCATGCCCCCAAGGCGTCTGGCCGAGCATTGGTCATGTGGTGCGTGCTAAGGGGACTGGTCTGAGTTTGCATCGCCGACGGCGTCGTGTAACTCATGCCGAGCGAACCAGCACGATATCCCTGAACGATCAACTGGTCGCCGAACACTTCCTTGGCCAGCCCGGCCACTTTGTCGTAGTAAGACCAGGCATCCCGATTGATCCGATTGTTGATCAGGTGGTACTTCATTTCCTGTTCGGTGATCGGCACCCCGGCAACCGGAGTTGTGACGGCAACCGACCGGCAGTCCGCTGCAGGGAAGCCAAATTGCGTGGCATAATCGCCTGCGGCATCTTCCTCAATAAGCTGTTCGACGCTGCCGGACTTTCCAGAGTAAAGGTAATACCACTGAGGTATGCCTTCCCAGTCGAAAAACATGTAATCCAGATTGGTGTTATCGCTGGCGAGCTTCTCCTGGATGTACTCGAAGTACCACCGCAGCCACGGCTCACGAGTCTCCCAGTGGAGATCGTACGAAATCACTGACCCACCGCCGGCGCCATCGCAATACCACATTGGGATGTTCGCCTCATCGCTGATCGACAAGGGAATGCTAATCAGAAGATGCCGATGACCATCTGGGGCGGCCTGCAGAATGTCGACGAGGCCGTCGAGCGTTTTGTCGAACGGGTACTCGTCTTCCGATATCGTGTTCGACAGTGTCGCGGCATATTGGTAGATCTTCGGGACGTACGTCAGTGGTGGGTCGAATGTGCATTGCACTTCGTACTGGTCAACTTGAATCGCGCTCGTGCAATAGCCGCTTTGCTGCCGGTCGACAAACTGAACCGACCCGGCAGTAACCAACTCGGCATCACCGCCGCCATCGATATCAACAAGCAAAGTGTCCCCGTTGCTCTGGGTAATCACTGTTCCAACCCGGTTGTAGATTGTCCTGTTGCACCCAGTGATGAGCACCTTGTCGCCGGCTTCAAAAATACCAAACCCAGTGCCGCTGAAGACCGTGTCCGCGGTGGACGTTGCGCCACTTGTGATGTGCCCGCGATTGGTGTTCTTCGTCGGGCCGAACGAAATCATCCGCCCAGCGAATTGATAAACACAATTGGAGCGACTGGTGGTGAGTCGAACTTCGGTCGTTGTGTTCGGGCCGCCAGACGAACTGACCATCGCTGCACTGGGGTTCCCGGTCACGATTTTCGCATACGGGTAAGTGATCCGGTCCGAGTACGTCGACCCACGAGGCGTCTTGCTGCAATGCGCGTAGTATTTGTTCGGTGTCGTGCTAGGGACGGTTGCCGGCGCAAGCGGCGCAACTAGCACATGGGCACGGTCGGTCCCATAAATCGCCGTCAGGAACCCCACCGGATCGGCATCATACTGCGACTTCAGCCACGCCCACACCTCCCATGGTTTCGCGTTCGCGCCCGCGAGATAGGTGGCTCCCTTGGTGAAGCCGTAGGCGAAATCGAACTCGGTGCCGGCCGTGATGTCCGGGTCATAGTCGCCGCTGTTGTACCAAAGCTGCTCGATGAATCCTCGCAGCCTGATCGTGTCGGACACGCCCGCCGCGAACGTCGGCAAGTCCAGGCCAGGCGAATGCAGAGAATGCTCAGACACGAGTGCAACACACTCGGACTTAGTGAGCCTGGAAGCCGCTATCTCAAACGAAACACTTGTCATGGCAGGTGCGCCTCCCGCAGGTAGGTATTAAGTTCGGCCATCGCAGCCGCATCCGGCGCCACGCCGTTGTAGACTCCGACTTCGGCCAGATCGCCAACGATGCCCGAGACAATGCCGCCCCCATCACTTTCGGCGGAAAGACCGATACTGATACCGTTGACCTTATTGGTGACTCCTTCAACATCGGCAAACCAGTCACCGGGCAGCCCATTAGTGCTGAGCTTGTTGTGGGTCATCGGGTAAGCAACGCCATCGCAATAGCCGACCATAGCGATGCCGTCCTGCACAAAAGCGACTACCTGCCAAGTGTTGTTGGCAAGAACCGGTGTGGCGACACTCGTCCAGGTGTCTTCCTGCGTGTCACCATGGGGCCGCCCAATAACCGCGCGTAGTTGGCCTGTTGTGCTAGTCGTGAAACGCAGGTATCGGGCAGCAAAGTCGTTGGATGCAGCAAACCATACTGGGCCGTTTGTGAAAGCAGTCTGCCGAATCAGGGCATACGCCGCACCAGTCTGCATAGTCCGCAGTGCCGCCAGTTCGTCGGCCATGCTCGCGTGCCGCAGGTCGATGCGGAAGCCGCGATTTAATCCGCCCCCCCCTGCGTGAAACATTACCGGCGCATTGACGACACCGGCCCCACTGACCGTAGTGGGTTCATTGACGATGTAATAGGGATCGACGTTAGCATCGTCCCAGTCCATGTCCGCACCAAACGGGGCAGACACATCGTTGTTGGCCCAGTGGGTTGCCACCCCAGGCGTAGTCGGCAGCAAAACGCCACCGGGCAGGATCGACCAACGCCCGAACATGGTGCCCAGTTCAGACGGGTCACCGATGCCGCCACCACCCTCGCCGGCGTAACCGGCTGGATTGAGCATTCCGAAACCTGCACCGCTGTACGGCGACATAACTATCTCTTGAGGTGGAAGACGATTCGCTGATTGCCGGTCGGGGCAGCACTTACGATTTGCCAGAACGGGAAAAAGAAATACCGGTAGTCGATCATCGACCAGCCACCAGCAACGGTCACTGGTCCGCCCGGCAGCGCGGCACCGTCCTGGTCGTTTGCCGTACCATAGTCCCGGCCCTTGCCTGTGTTTGCGCCGGTCGGGACGCGGTAGCCCGCCTCCGAGACAACACCAAACGCAAGAGACGCACCGTAATTGACGAAGACCGAACCATACGCCATACCTCGCACGTCAATGATCGGCCCGAAAACCAAGGCCGGGTCACCGAACCACTTGTCGGTGTCACCAACATCAAACGAGAACAGCTTGTTGGCACCGGAGATCGCTGACGTTCCCATGATACGGGCCTCTCTATCGTTTCAGGTGAATGACGGTGCGGAAAGTCAACTGCGGTGCAACACTGACAATTTGCCAGAACGGGAAAAAGAATCGCCGGAATGAAAACTTCGTCCACTCGTGAGCGCTGATTGGTGGGTCGAGTATCGCATCGCCATTTTCGTCGAATACAAACCCCTGGTCGGGGCCGGCGCCAGTGACATCTCGCTTCGTCCCCGAGCACGCCTTGAACTGCCATGCCTCGTTGTGGTCGGCATAGATCGCACCCGACGACATGCCTCGCACATCAATGATCGGCCCATTGACTCCGACCCAATCCTGGTTGCCCGTGATGTAAATGATTCGGCTTACGCCGGAGATCGCTTCGACACCCATCACGCACCTCTAGGGACAGGGGCCAAACGTGTGAGCGATCTGATCTTTCCACGACACAACGAAGTCACGCGAACTGGTAACACGACTGCCGCCGAAGTCCCAGCAGAACAACAAGTCAGACTGGGTCGGCACTCCACCCCGATTGAAGTATGTGACGGCATACGCAGCAACAATGGTCGATGTGACCCAGGTAATTGGATTTAGGAACATTATCTGGTCAGCCAGATTCGGGTCGTCACGCCTGACATCGATGTCACCATTGGCGTACTGCATGCCGCCCTGCGTGTAGCCCGTGCCCGACGCCTCGTTGGCCGAGATGTCAGAAAAGAACTTGTCGTTGACCGGGTCGGGCGCGTAGGCGTCGGTGAACAGCGCCAGCTTGATGAACCCGTTGTTGCACTCTTGCTCGATCGCAAACGTGCCATTCGCACCAATCTGGTGCAGGCCCTGCTGGTAAATGAAACTCGACACGGCTCTCTCCCTACGCAGGTAGTGTTTGCACTTCCAGGTCTTCGGTGTCTTCGTTCAGTTCGCCGACAACCGATCCACTGAACAGCGGGTTCATGTCCGCCTCAACAGCCACATCTCCGAGCACCGATCCGACAAAAACCGTCTCCATCGGCAGCGTGGTAATCAGGGTCTGAACTGCACCCACCGAACTCCGCGTCATCAGTGAGACAAGGTCCAATTCCGACTGCGGGATCGAATACGTTGCAACGTGCGAGTGGATCCGCATTGCCTCTCGCGTGTGACTCACCCATCGGTAGTGTGCCTCCCCGCCGAGCCGCGAAACCTTGCAGTACACATCCAGCTTCGGATCATAAATCGCATCACCTTCCAGTGGCCGCAGGCCAATCGGCATCTGCTTGCGACTGAAGATGAAGTCCAGGTGCCGGGCGTCCAGCGTGACGCCAAACGCAATCAGGTCGTCAGTCTTCAGTTCGTAGACCGTGGCCGCTGCCTCGAAAAGAACATTCCCGCCCCGCCAGTATTGGACGGGGCGGGAATTCAGTGTTCTCATCCGAGGCGACAAGCGATTCAGCCGGTCCTCGAAGTTGTAGGCCAAGTTGCCACCCTACGCCGTAGTGTCAATTCCATTGATGTTGATGGCGACCTCGGCAACCCCAGGGGCACCAACGATCGCCTTGGTCAGTACGCCGTGCCGGCCACCGGCCGCAGCAACCGCCGCGCCGGCGTCAGTGATGTTGACCAATGTCCCGACAGCCTGATCCTCTAGCGCCGTCGTGAACCGGAACACGCCAGTGTAGGCGGCCGCGGCTACACTGGCGTTGGCCGCATACGGACGTGTGTAGACCGCGACCAAATTTGCACACTCAGCAATCGGCACAACGTCACCAGCCGCCGCATCGGCAACAGGAACGATGTCCAGATGGTTTTGTGTGCCCTTCACATAAGTTGCCATGATTCATTTCTCCTGATTGAAGACTAAGCCGTTGAGATTGGCCCGGTATTAAACCGGGAGAGTGATCATCCAGTGCCAGTCGACTTCACGAACGCGTTCGGGTCACCGGTGCCGATGCCCCAGTCGTGATACGAACGCCACTGGATGCCGAGGCGGTCGAAACTGACTTGGCCGGATTCGATCACGGGGGTTTGCTGGCCACCAACGAAACCGACAAACATGCCGGCCAGATCGTTGGGGTTGGTCGCCATGAACCACTGTGTCGCATCGACGTTGGCCGAAATCGCCTGACCATCCATGTCCCGCAGCGCTGTGTTGCTGAGGAACGGGCTGGCGTACGGGGCGTACGATCCGGCGTGCAGGTTCCGGGCTGCATCACGGGACGATGCCGTATCCGAGAGTGCCACGGCGAGCAACGTGTCGCTGCGGTACAACTCATTGGCCTTGAACTCGAGTTGCGAACCAACCAGCAATCGGTCTGGGTTCACCAGGATCGGCTTGCCGTGGGCGTCGGCCGAGTCCATGAACATCGCCGCAGCCTCAGTCAGGCCGTCCAGGCCCAGTGCCGCGGAGATTTCGCGGGCGGACAAGTCCCAGTCGAGCAACGCCTTCATGAACGCCATCTCGATCGCCAGGGACGCCAGTCGGCCGAGGCCGGTCGGAATCTGCATGAACGCGTCCAGGTCGTCGTTGGCGATGTCCTGCCGCGTTAGCGACACGATCATGCCGTACGTCGCGGCCGTCACGGGATACTTCGTATCCGACTGCGTACCGTGGCCGATCTGACCGTCAGCAGGAACCTGCGAATAGCCGCCGTCAATCGTCAGACGGTAGTACCCGTGGGTCTTGAAGTCGTTCAGTGTCCGCACACTCGAAAACTGTGGCCACCGCACTGACTGCGCGTTGTACGCGGACAGCAGCGTCTTGTTGGCCGAGTCTTCGAGAATCGACGTGACGCCCAGTGTGGAAAACGCACCACCCTGGATGTCCAACTTCTGCTGGGCCTCGAAGCAGGCCCGGATGAACTCTTTGCTCTTGGTCGAGCCACTGAAGTGACCACCAGCAGCACGGATCGTGTCGTGCATCAACTGGTGTAGCGTGTACGACTCAAACTCTTTGCCGGTCGCAGCCTGGAGGGCCTCGTCGCTGAACCACGCCTTGAACCCGTACGGGCGACCACGGTGGTCCTTGCCTTCGTCCGGGATGTGACCCTGCTGCATCAGCAGCGATGCGGTGATCGCATCTCGGCGGACGTTGGGGTTCCCAGCAGCCGGCAGCGTGCCAATGTTGAACTGATTGATCGAGCGGCTCGCACGGAGCAACTCGAGTTCGACCTTGTCGGCATTCCAGTTCTCGCGGATCGCGGTCGCCTGGAGCGTGCCGGCCGGCACCTTGGTGCCATTCCATTCGATCTCAGTGAGATCGCTGTGCTTCGCGAAAGCAGCAGTGATCGCTGTCTGCCGCTCGATCTCTTTGGCCTGAGACTCGACAGCGCTCGTCTTGGCGGCCTCGGCGGCAGCCTGGATGTCCGCCAGCGTCTTGGCCTTGATCGCCTCGATGTCGGTGGGCTCGGGCTCGTTCTTCTTCGCGGCGGCCTTGATCTCGTCGGCCAGCTTTGCGTTTTCTCGCTCGAGGCGTGCCTTATCGCGGGCGACCTGCTGGGTAGCGGTCCATTCGGCCTTCAACGAATCGGTTCGCTCGGGAGTCAGTGTCGTGGGGTCTAGACCAAGCTGGTCCTTGACCCATGCTGTAAATTCCATGACAGAATCTCCTGAGTGTTTAGCAGCGATTCTCGCTACCGTTTGACTGTCCGCACCGAAAAGGACAACGGACATTTCCTTGATGACAGTGTCTTCGGCGACCAAAATCGGGCCGTCGTACGACCTGCCATTAACGAACACAGTTTGGCCGGCCGGCACCAAATAGGTTCTGCCGGGCTGCCCGCCAACGCTCACTTCCATCGGGATGCCAGCCTTGACATCGTCGACCATTCGCTTCGCGTCGGGGTGCTTGCTCACGATGACGCCCGTGGCACTGATCACATCGCTGATCTCTTGCGATGTGGTGTACCCGAGGCGAACCGATTCGATCCCATAGCTATGATCTGCCACGATCGGCAGACGGTCTTTCGCAAACCGAGCACTTGCCATGTCGATGACAACGGGGTGCTCGTAATTCGCCAGCTTCAGGGGCGAGCCAGTGTAGGCAAGCAAGAAGATTCGCGGATTGGTCGCCTTGTCGGTTGACCCGGCGACCAGTTCCGCTTGTGCGGCGAACGTGATTTGTGGAAAATGCGAAGCCATGGTCGGCAGTTTGCCGGACAGGGCATTCTCGCGTCAAATCCGTGGAGCATATTTGTGGCCCGCACAAACAGCAGAACCGAGACAATCAAGGTGCGCTGCACGCCTCAGGAAAAACAGATCATCCAGGGCATGGCATCGCAGGATCGCGGCAGCCTCGGCCAGACCGCGACATTCATTCGACGGACGCTTCTGCGGACTGCGCGTCGGAGTCAGTTCCAGCCGACGCCTCGGAATCTTCCTCAGGATCCTCAGTAGGCTCACCAGACTCGGCCGCGTTCTGCCTCGCGAGATCGTCCTGGATGTCGGCGGCATCTTCCAGTGAATTCTCTTTTCGGAAGGTCGTCTGCGCGACGATGTCTTCCTGCCAATCCTCGAGGGACCGATTGAACCGACTCTCTTGGATGTCGCGGTCGGTAAGAAACTTCTTGTCGTGCAGAACCTTCAGCGCGTTGGCGACCTTCATCGGATCACTGTGGTCCTGGGCCACCTGATCCCACCGCCAGTGGTGGTCCGGCAGGATGTCCATGAACTCTGAGAGGTCGCCCTCGCCGAAGTAGTCGCCGAGGTAAACACCCTCCTGGAACCACTGCCATGCGTCCTCGTCGAGCACATTGGCCTCAAGGGACAACCGCTCGGAATGCTGCATCCGTTTGTACACGTCGATGTCGACGGCCGCGGACGCCATGTTGCTGTTGGCCGACGAGCCCGAATGATAGTTGAACGGCACAAGCAGTGGGTGGATGATCTCCTTGATCAACGCGTTGACGAACTCGTCATAGTGCGTCACCGGCTGCTCGGCTTTGATCTGCGATAGCTTGTACCCCCAGGGCAACGTCGTGAAGAGCCCCTTGTCAATCGGGAACGTATCGAACGGCGAGTCCGTGCTCCCATACGAATCCATGTTCGGAGGTGCTTCGGATTCGAGTACCGCAGCGAAGTCAGCCGCCGTCTCGGCGGCCAGGACCACCGCGAGCGTATAACGGCGCAAGAGCGCGCAAAGAGGCAGGCTTGTTGTGAGTTCAGGAATTCCTCGGTGCCAGGACCGGTCTTTACGATACCAATGCCGTACGTCGATGGCATTGACCCAATCGCCCTCAAGCGGATTCCCCTGATACCAATATCCGCCGGGATGCGACTTGAGCACATAATATTTTTTGGGGTTCTCGTATCGGTCGTATTCAATGCCGTCAACGTATCGAATTCGCTCGTAATCGTAAATCTCGGGCTGGAAGTATTCGGTCGTGATCCGGTCGGCTTCGACACACCGGAAATCAAGCTGCACTTCGTTGCGAACCTTCTTGTTGGTGTACGACAGTTTGAACGCCTCGCCCGTGACGATCTTGTCTGTTCGCATCAACGCCAGCTTCTCGCGGTAGTTAATCGCCTTGGTCCAGCGAGCGTACTGCTCCTCGATTTGCCGTTGCTGCTCGGGCGAAATCCGCTTATCGGTGATCTGCAACTTCGGACCACTGCCCACCATGTCGTTGACGATCATGCGAATCGTGCCGATGAGATACGCGTTGTTCTCGACGCACTCGTATCGCGAACGCTCGCGCAGCCAGCGACGAATTGCCAAGCGATTGGCATTGTCCGGCGACAGCTTGTCAGCTTCGTTCCAGACTCGCTGTAGCATCTCGCTGCCCTGGTTCGCGAGATCGTACCTGGCGCGGATCAGTGGTTCGATCTTGCTGCTGATCTCTTTGGTGATCGGCCGGCCATGTTCATCGAGAATCTTTGTCGCAACGATCATGGTTAATCCTCGAAGACAGTGAGTTGATAGTGAGGCTGGATGCCCGCCTCCGCGAAGAAGCGAATCACCGCCGTTGGGAATGTGCGAAACACAAACGTCTCGCCCGGTTTCACCAGCCCAAACACGTTCATGTTGTTCACGACGGCCACGCGGATGTTCGCGCTGTCCGGCGTTCCGATGTGACTAAAAATAAACACGCCCGGCTTCACCATTGCCGCCAGATCACCCACCGTTATGCCAGTCGTGTTCAAGATGCCCGACTGTGCGAACACCCCAGTGCCGTTCTGGGCAATCGTCTGATTGACCGGTCCGACGCGATGGTACAGGCTGCCGTTAGTCAGTGTGATCGACGGAGAACTCTTGATCTCGCCAGCCATACTAGTCCTCGAAGATCGTACACGAGTAATCGCAGCCGACGCCACCAGACGCTTCGACGGCATACGCCGCCTGCGCCGGATCGAAACGGATGGGGAACTGCTCCCCCGGCTTGAGCAGCAAGAACCGCTCAACACCGCCCTTGACTATCAGGTTGTCGTCGCCAGAGTCTTCCGCTGAGTCGTTCGAGATAATGCCGATGCCGGGCGTGGTCATCAGTGCGATTATCGAAACGGCTTCCGACGTGGTCACCCGCTTTGACTCGCTGGCATAGCCGGTCCCGTATTGGTCGGCACGCACGAGATTCTGTCCGGCGATGACATTGACCACGCCATTGAGCAGCGTGATCTTCGGTGTCAGGCTAATTTCGTTGGCCATCAGTAAGTTGATCCTTGACTGAGTTTGCTGACGTACATGCCGTGCGGCGGCGACTTGGCTGCCGTCGCACCGTCCTGGTACTGCACTGCCTTTCGCATGTCATCGACACTACGCTCTTCGACCGTGCCCTCGTCACCGGTCATGCGACGGGGGCTGGTGGCGATGTCCTTGAACTCTTCTGGTGTGTAAGCCGAATCTGCCATCGCGATCTCCCTTGGGGAATACTAGTCGGTCTTGATCGAATCGTCATCAGGATCTTCTTCTACCACATCGCGGAACGTTACGCCGCAGTGACGACACCACACGACCCGCTCGGTGTACAGATACTTCTTCCCGCGGAACGAAACACGACGCCTGGTCGTTTCTCGGACTCTGGTGTCGCGACAATGGCACTCTCGGCACTGGACCGGCATAATCGGCCTCAAATATCAAAAAACGGTCGATTTCGCTCAAGAAGCACGCTTTTCAGCCCACATTTCGCTCAGTTTTCGCCTTTTAGGCGGGGTTTTCGAGGATAATTCCCCGCTCGCATCGTCCTCGATCCTCGCACCACACCAGGACGAAAGCGCCATGCAGCCCACCGCCGTGTCCAGCCAGTCGTTGTCGGGACGCCGGTCGCGAATCTTCCACACGTCCTTCGTCCGACCACGAGCCGTCATCGGCTCGGGATATTCCGATTTGCAGATGTGATCGCACACCATTTCATGATGTTCGGGCTCGGTGGTGAACAAACTCACCGCGCCCTTGCTGCCGCGGTGGCAACTGAGGCGATTGTGCAGGAACGTCTTCATCGCGTTGGTGTCGATCGCCAAGTAGTAGAACCCGTTGGGGTCGCGCCGCCAAACCCAACGACAGGACTGCATGCCCTTGTGCATCTGGTGCTCGAACCGCCACCCCTTGGTCAGGTTGTACTCGTAGAACTGTTTGGCGTCAGGACCGACGTATTGGCCCATCGTCGCGATCACTTCCTGACGACGGTACTCGACTACGAATCGCCGGCAGGTGTCAATCGCCTTGCCCCAGCCGATGTCGATGCCGAGTTTCTGGATGTGCATCTCGTGCCCGTCAGACCGAATGAACGTCCGGTTCAGCAGCATGTCGCAACACTGATGCAGCCCGTGGTATATCTTGCCCTCGAACTCAGCACGCACCTTGCCGTCGCGACGATGCTCGCCGCTGGACGATCCGGGGTGTGCCTTAATGAACTCACGCGAGAGGTACAGGCCCTTGTTGGCCTGCGTCTTCGTCCAATACCGAAACGGGACGGCCGGCCACGACCCGTAATCGATAATCGATCCCGTGTAATCGAGCCCGCCGGCGTAGACCATCCAGAACAGCGTCTCGTCCTGCACGTCGATGTGCGCCACAACGTGATCAGCGTAGCCCGGCGCGACCGTTCGCTCGTACCCGTTGGTTCGCTCGGCCAGGGCACGGGCCGTGATCATCGTCGTGTCTTCGGTGGTCGTCGGCTTCGGATTGTTCTGAAATTCAGATGCGAACGTATCGCTATTCTCGAACCGCAGGTTCATCGCATGAACAATTGCGTCCTGCTCGCCGGGGAAGAATCGCTGCTCCCAGGAAACCTCGAACCCCTCGCGCATCTCGTCGTAGTTTTCGAGGTAGTAGGCAACGGCACCGCGGTCGTCCTCGTAGGTCCGGTAAGACTGCTCGCGGGCGTCCTTGTATTTCAGCCAGTGGGCGCCGGCGACCTCTTCGGAGTTGATCGTGTGATCGTCCAGCCCCTCGGGCCACGACGTGACCATCTTGCACCGCTCGCCACGCCACTCAGGCTTCGAGTCCCGCGACAGGTAGCGATCGCTCACGTCGTCGATGCGGATCACTGTGCATGGCATGATCGCCGCGATCCTCTTGTCCGGCGCCGACATGCCCTTGATCGCACCATCGATCACCCGCTCGAGCTTATCGCAAACAGCCGGCGACTCGGCCCCCTGGTCCTTTTGCACGTCGTCGAGGATCACAACGTCCGGACGCATCTGCTCCAGTGTGACCGGATGTGTCCGAACCGACCCTCGCATCGATCCGCCAATGCCGGCCGTGCTGATCACCGCACCAGCAGCCACCGGCATCCAACCGCGCCCCTTGATCTCGCGAACCGTCTCCGGCGAATTGCCGAGGTACGTCTGCGCCTCTTCCTCGCTCAACACCAGTGAGGCAAAACGCAACTGCTTCGCACCCCACTCGACCGAGGTCGACTCGCCGCGG